TTCATGTGCATTCTCTGTAACCTGAATTAATTTATTTAAATAAAACTCGGCCTTCTTCAAATCCTCAACACCATTTTTATAACGGTATCTCCAAAGGTATTTCATGATATTGCCTTGTAGGTAAGCCTCAAATCCTTCCTTGCCTGTTACAGCTTGAATAGCATCAAGGCATTCGATACCAGAGTAATTATAGTGTTTAGGTTTATTTACATAATCAAACTCCTTTATTGTAGGAAACTCATATTGATCATTTGATTTAAAATAATTTGGAACTTGCTCCACAGGATGTCCGTTAACTAAAATTGTTTTCGGTTTCATATATTAAATTCCTTTAATCATGAGTTAATAATGCGTTAATTCGTTTACGAATAAATGTCACTTCCTGAGAGTGTATAATTTTGTAGGCAAATTCTTTTGTATACATTACATCAACTCCCGCTAAGTCACATACGTCTGAAAAATCTTTTGCTGTAACGCCAACAGATGCGGAGAACCAAGCCCTTGCTGATCGTCTGTCTAATTCAGATTGTTCTGATTCTCCGGTATACGATGGTTTAGTTGCGTCAAGTAATGCCTGTAAAATTACAGCTAGAAATAAAGTTCTTTCTGGGCTTGATGACTCAGCAGAATTTTCTAAAAAATCATCTAGTAAGATATGGATTTCACTTTTTACGGCTGACATTTCTAAACCATTCTTTCGGGATGCCTTCTGTTGTTTTACAAAATAAATAATTATGTTTATTTGCCCAATCGCCATAAGTGGCAGATGAACCTTTATATAATTTTGAGTTTGGATTGTCAAACATAAATCGAATATCCAACTCAGGGTGCTGCTCACGTATAAACAAATGTTTTGATCTGTCCTGGCTTGTGAACCTACCCTTAACCTCAATATAAAAATCATACTCAGGTAAATAAAAATCAGGTAGGTATGTCTTAGTTATGACATATGGAAACTTCATATGTTCATACTCGTAAGCAACACCCCGTTGGCAGAGGAAATCAAAACACTTACGTTCTGATCCACTACGAAACTTTAAGCTGCTTGTGCGGCGCTTTCGTTTTCCCATGCCATGCAATCTGTTAGAGTGGAATACATATCAGACTGCTCAACATGATAACCGTACTGCCCAATACGTTTGTGTATTGATGGCTGTAAATTACCCGCCGCATCAGAATTTAATTTAATGAGTTTACTCTTGGTTATGAATAAACACTTTTTATAATTGTTAGGAAACTCTCCAACAATAAGCACATAAATATCTGAAATTAATTTACGCTCTTTTCCATACCAATCCCTTCCAGAAATAAAGAAGCATCCGTTATCGTGCTTGGTCTGCTTAATTTCAAAAACTAGATTGCTGTATTCTGCATCTATGTCTTTTAAATAGTTTCTGTTTTTGGTATCAGGTGAATCTAGATCAAGAGTATAAGGAAGTGAGTATCTTTCCTTGAACCAAATCTCAGCAGAGATTCCCTGTAAATTAATATCTATGCCAGATCGACTACTATCTTTTTTACGATCTTTCACATTGCCTTTGCGATTGTTGTTATAGATCGTATTGCAAAAATCTGTTATGGATTTTATATCTTCATCTGAAAACATAAAATCTTTTTGTCGATTATCGAACTCTAACATGATAATTCCTTCACGTTCGGTTCTTTAACAACTTTTGTAAAATACTTTTTACCTTTCGCATAATCAAAGATACGAAGTCCATGACCATTATTACTGTCAGACCAACAAGGAAACTTATAAGGACACCAAGAACAATTAATGGAAAGAACACGATTTCCAGAAACCCCCTCGGCCTCATCTTCGAAACATTTTTCAGGTGGTTTGTCATTTTTGATTACCTCTTTTATCGTTTTAATTCTATCTGGTACATGGATCATATCAAAAAAATCAACATCTAAAACATGTAGGTCTGCATTTTCTTTATTAATTACAAGAAAGGCTGCAGAGTTTTCTCCTTGCGCTTCGGCATATGCGGATATTTGTGGTATGTACCCAAATGGATCATTGCCATTCATCAATGATCCATCTTTAAACTTTTTAAATGCAAATGAACTTGCTGATTTAATATCAGTTACGATTCCATCAATACGACAATCCTGATGGCCTACGACCCCATCAATCTGGACTTCCTTTTGTTCATCTTCAATTTTATGTCCAGCAGTTTTAATTAGAAGCAGAAGTAGTTCTTCTAAAATATCTCCATATAAAAATTTAAGCCTATCTTTTCCAGATAGTGTGGGCTGGTTGGTATCTTTTATTGAATACCATAATTTACGAACTGGAGTTCCAATTTGAGATAGCCGAAGTGATTGCTTGCCTTCCCTTCTTTCAACAATTCTAGATCGAATAGTTTCAGCTAGGTTTTTGGCAAAGATATTTAAATCTTTTGTGGAAGGCTCTACGTAGTTTTCAAAAACACCATAAATATCTTCAACCAAAGTATCTAATTTTTTAGCTTTTGATTTGGTTGGCATATTGGATTCCTAATTGGATACTTTTGGATGTAGTAATGGGGGGACAGGTAAAAGGAGTATCAAAACCCTATCCCCCCATGCCACTAATGACTGCTAATTTTTAACCAGCCGCAGTCATGGGAACGTCATCAAACGGAATGTCATCTAGATCATCTAGATTGTCACCACTTACAACGTCAAAATCCTCGTCGTCACCATAAGGAATTAAATTGATAACCTGTACTGCCTTTAGATCAGCGGCAACGCCAGACTTTCCAGCGTACTCCCAATCACGTACTGAATACTTTACAGCGACAGTAGAGCCATTACCGATAAGAGCGGTAAATGGACGCTTCATGGCATCAACTACCTTCGGAGCTTCAAACTCCGTTCCATCGCGTCGATGTACCTTCTGCTTAATTGTAATGTAGTCACCCTTCTCAGGATCGTTCTTAATCTTGCTTGATAGGCCATCAGCTTTGAGCGTCTTTTTAGCTTGCGCTGATAGGTTACATACGTCAATGCTCCAAACGGGTTCGAACTTAGTGTTTGGCTGGGTTACCGAAGCCCAAAAAGCGGTTCCTTGAATGATACTCATTTGTAAAAAATCCTTTCTATAAAATTAAGCTGCGTTAAGCTGGGGTTCTGAAGTTAGGCGGTAACGAGTATAGCCAGAGCCTTCTGGTGTAGTTGCATGTACTGCATCAATTACAAAACCCTTTTTGCGAAGATCAGAAATCGTGGCAGTTAGATTTTCGCACCAACCATGTTCAATGGCAGTCTTGCGAGTTACACGATTACGCTTGCGAAGCGCAGATAAAACTTTTTGTTCACTTGTACGGTTCATTATAAATCCTTTCATATATGAATGGTTTGTTGTCTTGATGTTGTGTAGTATCTTACATTTCAAAATCAATGTCAATACATTTTTTCAATATCTCCATTTTTATTTGTAAAGTAGACCTGTGATATTCCTACATCAAGCAATGCAGCCTGACATATGGGGCATGGTTTAGCCATGCTTCTTTTATTGTGGCGAAGCAACCTCGTCACAAATATCGAATAAGGTTGGTCATCGTCTCTGAGTTTAATAATAGCGGCTATTTCCGCATGGAGATGACATGCCTTTTCATTACCTGCCTTTCGAGCGTATCGCCATTGTGTGGGGTGCGTCTTGTCTGAATTAGACCCGGCAGAGATAACTCTGTTTCCTCTGTCCAGAATGACGCATCCTGTCTTATGCTTTTTTCTGTCCGACAGACTAGCCCATATCTCAGCTAAGTCCATAGCCTTTCCAATGTTCAGTTTCATTTTCCTGTTTGTACTACATATGATAGTGATAATCTGTAAGTTCACTTCGTTACACTTACAGTTATTATCACCTATCAATTAGTGAGTCTCGCTCCAATTTGTTCCAATTTTAAAATCGCTATCAAGAGGACAGTTGAGGTTCAACATGTGTTCGACGTTCTTGATTGCTTTCTTTGTTATGGTTGTAAATAAATCTGCATGAGTTTTGTTTACATCAAACTGATATTCATCGTGAATAGACGCAACAAGCTTTACATCTAATTTGTTTAGATGGACATTTTTCATAATATCAATAAGCCAGTATTTACAAACAATAGCACCCATGCCTTGTAATAAAAGGTTCAAGGCAGCGTGTTCTGATCTAACATTAAATAATCTACCGTCTACGCCTCTTATGTATCCAGATGATGCAGACCTGCGAACATTATCAATAAGCTGTTTTAATTTTGGTACCTTCTCAAAGTAAATTTCAAGCATCTGCTGACCTTGAACTTTACCACCGCCGATAATCTTGCCCATCTTAGCTGGTCCTGCGCCATAGATAAGAGCGTAGATAAATGTTTTAGCCTGATCACGGGTCTGTAGTCCAGCCATTTGTTGATTGGCAGTATGAATATCCCCATCTAAAATTTCCTTGGTAAAGGACTGGTCATTCATGTAATGGGCTAGGCATCTTAATTCTAATCCACTAGCATCGCATCCAACGAGGACACGATCAGTGGAGCGTACTTTAAACAACTCACGGCATTCTTTTCCATATGGACTGTACGATGCTGGCGTTTGAGCAATGTTAGGTGAATTGTGCGTCATTCGATTTGTGTTTGCACCCACAGTAATTACTTCGCCGTGAATACATCCAGTATCGTGATCGTATGCATTAATCCAATTATTAATTTGTGCAATTCGCTTCTGCAATAAAAGGAATTTGTAAATCAATTGGGCTTCAGGAAAATTGACTTTTTCCAAAACCTCTTCATCTACAATGATGTTACCTTTTTCGGTAAACTTGGATGGCTTCCAACCTTTGAAGATAAGTTGCTTTGCAATCTGTTGTCTGCTACCTAAATTGAAATCAGGAAAATCAACTAAAGAAAACTTTCCGGCAACGTAATCCATATTATCGCCCAATCTTTTTAAATTGGATTTAGAAAGCTGTCCATCCTTATTGTACTTAGGCTCGATTTCTTTTAGAAATACGGGCAGTGGCTTCATTGTTTCGTGAACTTCACGTTCAACCTTTATCTTTTCCTGTTCTAGATAAGCTACAAGCATGTTTGCTTTTGGAAAATCAAAACTAAATCCATTTGTTTTCTGTTCGTTTACAAGATACCTGACGGTATGCTCCATACGAATTGACTGTTCAGAAAACTTAGACATCTTCTTAATTAGAAAGTTGTAAACTTTATGGCAAAGATTGACATCTTGAATGCAGTATTCAAGCATCTCTTCGGTAAAATATTCAAAGTTATGAAAGTCAATCTTATTTGAGTTTGCTTTGATACCCCAGGCTTTGAGGGAGTGTCCCCCCTCTCTATCTGGTTTATCCATCTGAGATAAAATAAGAGTATCTGTTACCCTGCTTACTGGAATAGACAATCCCATAAGTTTGTTAAGCACCGGAGCATCAAAAGAGATAAAGTTATGCCCAATCCAATGTTCAACGCCAGCAGCAAACTGATTAAAATCGTGTATAGTATTACCATAAAATTTATAAATCTGATTTGTTTCGATGTCCTTACATACAATGCAGTGTATCTTTGTAGCTTTTAGATCATCTGTTTCAATGTCTGCCACTACTCGCATGTCAAACTCCTTTTAAGCTTTTGTATGTGGTTCCTCTCCGTAAAGGGAAGCATACTCATTCTGGTAGTTGAAGTCAACTTCAATTTCAGGATCAATCTCAGTTAGCCTACCAGTTTTCTTATCAAACTGTAATGAGCAAGCGATACCGTTGTCACCAGCATATCTGTTTTTCAGAACACGTACCTTCGTTGTGTTCGCTTCAATGGGATCATCCGCTTGCTGATTGCGTTCAAGCGCAATGACAGCATCAGACAATTGGGCAATGGCTTGCGAGCCACGTAGATGCCCAAGGGAAATCTCCTTGCCATCCTCTGCGCCTTTGTCGGAAGAAGTCCTGCGTAGATGCGAAACAAGAAGCAAAGCACAATTTGTTTCTTCTACTAATGAC